GTGAGCAACTTTAGTAGCTGCTTTTGCTGATGGAGAAGAAGCTAGAATTTTACATAGTGGTGTTACACATAGATTTGTTGCCTCAGGAAACCCAATTCCAGAAGATGATGCAGATGGAAATTTATATTTCTTTTCTACAGGTTCTAATGCCACGGGTACTGCAGCTAATTTAAGAGATGAAATTAATTCAAATATTTCTTCTTTATTCTCAGCCTCAAGTGCAGGAGCTGTATTAGGATTATCAGGATCTGCAGTAGGAACTGCTTTTAATGGATCTACGTTATCTACAGGATCTGCTTCTAGTTTTTCTACTCAAATTACATTAGGAGGAGGAGTTAACGGAACAGGAGTATCAAATGCTTTTACCTTAGAAACATTAACAGAAGGAGTAATAGCTAATAGTACTTCAACACTAGGAACTAATGGAATTTTACCTAGCGGTTCTAAGGATAATTTAAGATGGGAAATAGTACAACCTAACACTGCAACAGGTACATTTAGTTTATTAATTAGAAGAGGTGATGATACACAAACTTCAAAAACAGTATTAGAAACTTGGACAGATTTATCATTAGATCCAAATGCTTCAAATTATATTGAAAAAGTAATAGGTAATTCTAAACAAGTAGTAGCTAATGATGGTTCGGATTATTATATTAAAAATGAAGGAACTTATAATACATTAAGCCAATTTGTAAGAGTAAAATCAGTAAATTCTAAAACTTTAAATTATTTTGATAATAATGGAACAGCAAAATCTGAATTTATTAATTCAATTCCAGTAGCAGGATCTGGATCATTTGGTAGTGCTACGGGTACTCCATTTGTGGCAAGAGCAGGACAATTTTATGAAAATATAGATGGAACTGATACTCAGGGATTAATAGCAGGTAATTATTCGGATTCTATAAATTTATTATCTAATAAAGATTTATTTAATTACAATATTATTACAGCTCCAGGTTTAACAAGACAAAACCATTCTTCACCTTTAACAACATTAGTAAATAATGCCCAAACTAGAGGTGATAATTTAGCTGTAATAGATTTAAGAGAATATAATTCAAATTTAGCTCAAGTAACAGCAGGAGCTTCAGGAGTAGATTCTTCATATGCTGCAGCATATTGGCCTTGGTTACAAACATTAGACCCAGATACAGGACAACAAGTTTGGGTACCAGCTTCAACAATGATACCGGGAGTGTATGCATTTAATGATAGAGCAGGAGAAGCTTGGTTTGCCCCAGCTGGACTAAATAGAGGAGGATTATCACAAGTGCTAAGAACAGAAAGAGCTTTAACAAATGGTAATAGAGATACTTTATATTCTAATAATGTTAACCCAATAGCTACATTCCCAAATACAGGAGTAGTAGTATTTGGACAAAAAACACTACAGAAAAAAGCAAGTGCTTTAGATAGAGTAAACGTTAGAAGATTATTAATAGCTCTTAAATCATTTATTTCTCAAATAGCAGATAATTTAGTATTTGAACAAAACACAGTTGCTACTAGAAATACTTTCTTAAGCCAGGTTAATCCTTACATGGAAAGTGTACAACAAAGACAAGGATTATATGCCTTTAAAGTAGTAATGGATGATAGCAATAACACACCAGATGTTATAGATAGAAATCAGTTAATAGGTCAAATCTATATTCAACCAACTAGAACAGCTGAATTTATATACCTAGACTTTAATATTCAACCAACAGGAGCTACATTTGATGCTGCAAGTGGTGGAGCAGGGTATTAAAAATTAAAAAATTAGATATTTATAACAAGAAATAAATTAGAATAACATGCCAGTATTAGATCCAAACGAAATATTTTTTACCGCTTTTGAACCAAAGCAGGCTAACAGGTTTATCCTTTATATGGACGGCGTTCCAAGCTTTATAGTTAAAGGAGTAAGTGCTGTTTCCTTAACACAAGGTGAAGTAGTATTAAATCACATGAATGTATTAAGAAAAGTAAAAGGTAAATCCGTATGGAATGATATTACCATGACATTATTTGATCCAATTACACCTTCAGGTGCTCAAGCAGTAATGGAATGGGTAAGATTACATCATGAATCAGTTACTGGTAGAGATGGTTATTCAGATTTCTATAAAAAAGATTTAACTTTAGATGTTTTAGGACCAGTAGGTGATATAGTTTCAGAATGGATTATAAAAGGTGCTTTTGTTAAAGAAGCTACATTTGGAGATTATAACTGGGATACTGAAAATGAAGCAAAACAAATAGAAGTAACACTAGGGGTTGACTACTGTGTATTAAATTTCTAAAAAGAAATACATATTTTTTAAGAGAGAGTTTGGCTATGTCAAGCTCTTTTTTTATATTGGTATTTATAATAAAGTTTTATAAATTAAGATTATGGCAGAATTTAAATTCCCTACTGAAGAAGTAGAATTACCCTCAAAAGGTTTATTATACTCAGAAGATAGTCCTTTATCTAGTGGTAAAATAGAAATAAAATATATGACCGCTAAGGAAGAAGATATTTTAACTAATCAAGCATACATTCAAAAAGGCAATGTTTTAGATAAATTAATAGAATCTTTAATAGTAAATAAAGATATTAATTATAAAGATTTAATTGTTGGGGATAAAAATGCTGTTATGGTAGCAGCTCGTGTATTAGGATACGGAAAAAACTATAGTTTTGAATATAAAGGAGAAGAACAAACCGTAGATTTATCTAGTTTAGAAAATAAAAAATTTAATGAGTCTAGTATTATCAAAGGTAAAAATGAATTTTCTTTTAAATTACCTCATACAGGAACCGAGGTTATGTATAAAATTTTAGATGGTCATGATGAACATAAAATAGAACAGGAAATTAAAGGTGTTAAAAAGATAAATAAAAATGCTTCACCTGAATTATCTACTAGACTAAAACACATGATTTTATCTGTAAATGGAGACACAGAAAGAAAAACAGTTAGAGAATTTGTAGATAATTATTTATTAGCTATAGATTCAAGAGCTTTAAGAGAACATATTAGAGATACTCAACCAGATATAGATCTAACAGTAGAGTTAGATAGTGAAGAGGAGGTCACAATCCCAATAGGGATTAACTTTTTTTGGCCTGACGCTTGAAATAGCCCCTGAAGTTAGATTAAATTTATTTAAACAAATTCACCAAATAATATTTCATGGTAAAGGTGGATATGATTGGCATACTGTTTATGGGATGCCTATATGGCTAAGAAAATTTACACTAAAAGAAATTTCTGATTTTTACGAAGAAGAGAAAAAACAATACGAAAAAGCTCAAGGTAAAGGAAAAACTACTGTAATGGATTCTTCTGGTAAAGTAAATCCATCAAATTTACCTCAATTTTCAAAAGGTTCAAAACCACGAACATCGTATAAATAATCAATTTTTTTGATATTTATAATAAATAATAATTTATGGCCTCTTTTGAAAAATTAAAAGAAGAATTAGAAGACCTTAGAAGACAATATCAGGAAATAACGGGGGAACCTGCTGCTCTTTTTGATATTAAAAATATACAGGATGTAAATAGAGCTATTAAAATTTTAAATGAGAGTATTGATAGTGCTCGTGAAAAAGCAGCAAGATTAGAAGGAGGATTTGCGGGAATATACTCGGAATTAAATGCTATTATAGGAGAACTTAAAAAATCTAACCAACCTTTAAATTTAGCAACAAAAGCTTTATCTAAAATTCAGGGCATAGCTCAAAAATTAAAAATAGATGAGGCAGATATTATAAAATTAAATAAAAAACAATTAGAAAGTTTATCATCTAATTTAAAAATCCAAAAAGACGAATTAATAGCACAGGCTGAAAAATTAAAAGGGGAAAAAGATCTTAGCAAATATACCCCTGAAGAATTAGAAAAACGAGATGCAATACTAAAGGGATTAAGGGCAGAATTTAAAGCTATACAAGACACAAATGATTTATTAGATAAAAGAATAAAAAAGGAAGAAAGAATTGAAGAATTAATGGGCCTAGCAGGAGCGACTATTAAAGGTATTAGGGACACATTAAATAAGATTGGATTAGGGGGATTAGCAGATAAATTAGGTGTAGAAAAGGCTGAAGAGGAGATGAGAAAAACAGCCGAAGGTATAGATAAAGGAACCATAAATGCCGGAAAATTAGGAGGTAAATTTACAGTTTTAGCTGCAGGGATAAAATCTATGGGAAAATCTTTTATAAAAAATCTAAAGGATCCTTTATCTTTTATAATTTTTATGGTAAAAAACTTAAAAGAAGCTTTTATGTCTGCGGACAAAGCAACTGGAGATTTAGCTAAAAATATGAATATAACTTTTACTGAAGCTTCTAAAGTAAGAGGAGAACTTACAGCTTTTGCAGCTGCATCACTTGATACTTTCCTTAACACTAGAGCTTTACAAGAATCTTTAATGTCTATAAATCAATCATTAGGAACTAGTGTAATGTTTGCAGATCAAGATGTTGCAGCTTTTACTAAATTAAGAGAACAAGCAGGGTTAACTAATGAAGAAATAATGGGGACTTATAAATTAAGTCTTTTAAATGGTAAATCACTAGAAGATAATACTTCAGAATTTCTAGCCCAAGCAAAAATTACGGGGTTTAATAATAAAGTTTTATTAAATGATAAAGAATTATTAAAAGATATAAGTAAAACAAGTGCAGCTACACAATTATCTTTAAGTGGAAGTTCAAAGGCATTAGGAGAAGCTTTAGCAACAGCTAAATCTTTAGGGATGACAATGGACCAAATAGAATCATCTTCTGAAGCTTTATTAAATTTTGAGTCTTCTATTACTAATGAATTAAAAGCCGAATTACTATTAGGGAAAAATATTAATTTAGAAAGAGCTAGGTTAGCAGCTTTAAATAATGAATTTTCTGTAGTAGCAGAAGAAATTTCTAATCAAATAGGAGATTCTGCAGATTTTTCTAAAATGAATAGGATTCAACAAGAAGCTATAGCTCAATCAGTTGGAATGACCCGAAATTCTTTAGCTCAAACTTTAATGGAAAGAGAAGCTTTAGTAGGATTATCTGGTAAAGAACAAGAATTAGGTCAAGAAACTTTAAGAGGTTTAATAGCTCGATATGGGGTAGAGGGTGCTCAAAGAAGATTAGAAGAGGATGGAATTGATAATTTAATGAACCAAACTAGTAGGCAAGAAGATTTTAATGCAGCTGTTGAAAAATTTAAAGAAATTTTTATAGCCATGGAACCAGCTGTTTCTTCTATTTTTGGTCTTATAAATGGAATGCTTACAGCTGTTAATTTTATCTTATCCCCATTAACTATGATATTAGGAACAATGAAGAATATGGGTCCTATAGCGGGCACTATAACTAGTCTTTTAACAGCAGCTGCAATAGCTGCACTATTTTTTAGTTCATCATTAACATTGGGTGTTGGTGCTTTAGCAGCTTTAAGTATAGCAGGTATAGGTGCTATGATAATTAAGCAATCAACTACACCTGTAGCAGATATGTACTATGATCCATCAAGAGGACCAATGATATCAAACATTCCTGGAGGAATATATGAAGGTAGACCAGGTGAAGGAGCAGGAATATTCCCAGCTAATACAGCAGCAAATAATAGTTCTGCTATGGCTGAACAAAGAGAAATAGAACGTGCAGACAGAAGAAGAGAAGAAAGAGCAAGAAGAGAACATGAAAATAGAGTAGAAGCATTACTAACTGAACAAGTAGCTGAATCAAGAGAATCAAACCGTGGTTATCTCTACTCAGCTTAAATATTTATAACAAATAAAACATAATATTATGGCCAATACAAATTCACTAAAAGATAGATTAATAAACCAAGGGGGATCACCTTTATCAAAAGCTAATGGGGGACAACCTCCAATTAATCCTGGAGCAACAAAACAATCAAAATTACATGCTTATGATGTAAATGCAGGTTATTCTGTAAATGGAAATTATCAATCTACTGTAAATCAAGCCTATTCCGAGTATGATGATGGGGTTATAAATGCACTTCCAAAACCATCTAAATTAGATTTACAAGGTATAACACCTTTAGCTCCTAATAGGAATGCATCTACACTAGCTATTAATAATACTTTTTCAGAAGGAACTTATAAAAATAGTGCTCCACCAGAAGGAGTAGGAAGAATTTAATTTACTAAATGCCTTTAGTAACTCTTCAAACTAACCTTAAGTCTTTAAAATATGGTGGAGATAGACCAGGAGTAGGTAATAGTAGTAACCAACCTTATGTAACTACACCAATTCCTGAGAATGGAGAACCTATACCTGCAGAATTAGGTTTACCCTCACCAGATTATTTACTTAGAGGAGGATTAAATGCTTCTAGAGATACAGCAAAAGATTTAGTTAGATTAGGTAAATATTTTTCAGATTTAAAATCCCCAGCAGGAGCTTTATTTGCTACAAAACAACAAGTTTTATCTAGAATAGGGGTAGCTACTCAAGCAAGCGGTAACCAAATTACTAAAGATCAATGGAAAAATGCTACTTTAAATGAAGGTGTTTATAATCCTTTGTCTACATTAGCCCAAGCAGGGGTAGTTGCTTTTGGAGGTCATCTTGATAAACAAGGTCTTATACCTGGAGTAGGAATACGAACTTATAGTGATGTAGTAAAAGGCGAAGGAGTTTTAGCTGATTCTATTGTTGAGTTAGAAAGAAATAGATTAGTAAATCTTTACAATACTCAAGTTGCAAACCCAGAAAATGATTTTACAATAGAAGATTCTGTTAATTTATATTCTTATAAAGGAGGTCCTAATTCTAACTTAGGTATTGGAAAAACAAATATTAAATTTGCTACAAATAATAGAGGTGCATATGTTCCAACGGGGGCAAATGATTTAAGCTATCAAAATGGTTTACAATATAATAGATTTTCTTTAACATCTCCTCCCCTAGGGGTTTCAAATAAATGGTTTGATTTAGTCTCACCTATAAATGAAAATAGTGCCGTAAATTCTCTTCCGGATTTATCTACTAGTGGGGGTTTAACATACACTCCTCCTATTAATTCTGTTTATAATATTGGAACCCTAAACTCTAGTGATACTTCTAAAATATTAGGAATAGGAGCTCTTACTAGTAAAAACTTTACTACTTTAACACAACAGGATTTAATTAATTTAACTGATGTTGGTCTAAAATCATTTGAGTTTAGAAATTTTACTAGAATTCCTTTGCAACAGGTGTTAAATTTACCTGATAATGACCCTAATAAATCTTCTACTATAATGAGTATTTCTCCTTCTTATAATATAGGAAATAGTAAAACAATAGAAGGAAAGTCAAAATCAAGAATTCATCAACAATCCCCAGGACAAAAAGGTAATATTTTAAATTATACTAAAGGTAAAATTGTAGATGGAAATAGAGTGGTTGTAGTAGATCAAATTAATGCTCAACCTATATATAAATCTTCAAATGTAAGAGAAGATGTAGCTAAAAATGATTTAGTAAAATTTAGAATAGCGGCTATAGATACAGAAAACCCAAATAGCAAGCAATTCATTCATTTTAGAGCTTTTATAGATTCATTTTCAGATTCATATAATGCAAATTGGACAGGACAAAAATATATGGGCAGAGGAGAACAATTTTATAAATATGATAGTTTTACAAGAGATATAAATTTAAGCTTTACAGCAATAGCCCAATCTAAACCTGAAATAATGGAAATGTATAGAAAACTAAATTTCCTTGCTTCTAATTTGGCTCCTGATTATACTACAGCTGGATATATGGCTGGACCTTTAGTACAATTAACAATGGGAGGGTGGTGTTATGAATTACCTGGTTTTTTAAGATCTATAAATTTAGATATACCTCAAGAAACAACTTGGGAAATTGGTATAGATGAACAAGGTAATTTTGATAATACTGTTAAAGAAATGCCCCACATGGTTAAAGTAACAGGATTTTCATTTACACCTATTCATAGATTTAGACCTGCTAAACAAGATAATAAATATTTAGGAGATAAAAGCACTATTTCAGAATATGGAGATGAAAGATATTTATCTTTATCTACTGCTGTAGAAGGTAAAAAATATAATAATTATGATAATATAGAACAATATAATTAATTTTGAGACGATATTCCCCTATACCAGTAATTAAATCCCCAAAGGGTAAACAAATGTATGCTACAACTCGTTATCCTGAAATTCCAAGATCATTTAGCGACATATATGTTTATACTACTATAGGAGATAGGTATGATGGATTAGCACAAATATATTATGGAGATTCCTCTTTATGGTGGATTATATCAATAGCTAATAGTTCATTATCTCAAAATTCATTAATACCCCCAGTAGGATCACAAATCAGAATTCCATCAAATCCAAATCCAATAATTGCAGATTATGAAGTATTAAATCAATCTAATCCAGGAATATCTAGTACAACTCCATCTCCTAGTAGAGGAGCTAGTTCAGGAGGAGGTGCTAGTTCAGGAGGAGGATATTAAATTAATAGGTTATGGGAAATATAGTAGGGGAACCATTTAAAGATTATGTAAAGCAACAGATTAATCTTAGGCAGGATATTCATGGTAAGATTAATAGGGATATAGAGGATATTAATTATCTTAATTCTAGAACTTCTTGGATAAAATTAGTTAGTGGTACTAAAATGGAAATGGAACGTCTTAATATGCTTCCTAATTTATCTCAAACTCAAAAAGAATCTCTTATGGGTTTAGGATTAGCTCAAAAATTTGTTTTATTTAATGGTACAACCTCAGTTAATCAAAGTTGGGATGAAGAAAAAATGAAAGAAGCTAGAGAAAGAGGAATGAATGTGACTGCAAAAACTTTAGAAAATGCTGGAACTAGAATACAGGATGCTTACAGTAAATTTACACCTCAACAAAAAAATGGTTTTTTAGGGGATGATGGAGCCTATTTTAGTGGTATAGGAGAAGGAAAATATGATTTTGGTATAGTTCCTATGCCTGGTATAGAAAGTGTAAGTGTTAGAGCTTTAGAAAGGGGATCTATTAGAAGAGCTACTATTAAATTAAAAGCTTACAATAAACAACAGTTTGATATAATAGATATTTTATATTTAAGATTAGGGTATACTGTATTATTAGAATGGGGAGATAGTCACTACATAAATAATGAAAATGGAGAAATTGAAAAATTAAGGACAACCCTATTAGAAAAATCATTTTTTAAACATAGGTTTGCTACTAATTATTATAATTTATTATCTATTTTAGAAAAAGAAAGAGAAAAATATTCAGGATGTTATGATGCTTTAGTAGGTAAAATATCAAATTTTAAATGGACTTTTAATCCTGATGGAACTTATAGTATTACTTTAGATGTAATAAGTTTAGGAGATGTTATTGAATCATTAAAATTAAATATTGCACCTTATACTTCTACTCAAACATCAACTCTTTCGGAAGAAGATGAAAGTTTAATAGATTCTAAAAGAGAAGATAATGAATTAGCTAAAATGTTTTATGAAATTAAAACACATGCTATTAAGATGGAAGGAAATATTGTTGGAGCTGTTGGAAGTGCTTTAGCAGTTGCAAATACCGCTAATATCTTTGGATACCAAGTTCCTAATGCTATAGGAGTTGTTGGAAGTCTTTTAGCTTATTTTAATATTAGTACCGTTGCTGATAATACTTCTTTAGAAACTGGTATAACTTTTGAAACAGTAGATACTAAAACTAACACATATTATAGTGGTATAAAAATAGGAAGATGCATTAGTATCCCCCCAGAATATACAAAAATTTATAATGCTTTATCAAACTCAGCACCTCCTGATATGAGAGAATATTGTGAATATATACAACTAGGAATAGAAAATAAAAAATTTCAATGGTATATAAGATTTGGGAATTTACTAGAAGCTATAAATCAACTTTTAATTCATAATTTAAAATCCTCTAATGGTGAAGTTTATAGTGAATTGCAAATAGATACAAATTCCTACACTAATTTAATGTATTATATACCCAACATGGTATCTCTTGATCCTAGAATTTGTATCATATCTAATGAAATAGAAAAACCCGATGGGATAATTGATAAACTGTTTACTGGAGTTAATCCTTTTAGATTAAATGCTGGTAATGGAGAATTTAGTTATGGTAGAATAATGAATATCTATTTAAACATGAATTATGTTTTAGAATTATTGTTTGAAACTGATAAAGATGGTAATATTGTATTTATGGATTTTTTAAGAAAAATTTGTGATGGTATAAATAGATCTTTAGGTAGTGTAAATAGATTAGAACCAAAAATTTCCCCAGATAATAATATTTTAAAAATCTATGATCAAACTCCTCTCCCAGGAAAAGATAATTTACCCCCAGAAATATTTCCTACCTCTAGTATAGATTCTGTGTTTGAATTGTATGGATATAATAACCAGGATGATACTTCTAATTTTATCCATAATGTAGGTTTAACAACTGAAATTACCCCGGAATATGCTACAATGATAACTGTAGGAGCTACTGCTGATGGGTATGTAGTAGGAGAAGAAGCTACAGCTTTTTCAAAATGGAACAGTGGAATTGTAGATAGATTTAAAGAAACAATGGCTTTTGCTGATAATACTAGACTTGAATCTTCAATAGAAGAAAAATATGATACTATAAAAATTAATTATTTAAATTTATTAAGGCAAGGTGGAGATCCAAATAATGTTACTAATTGGTATTCTTATGCAGGACTTAATATTAGTGAAACTACAAAAGAGTCCTTTTCTTTTACTATAGATCCTTTAGCAGTAGAAGGACAAGAACGTAGTTTATCAAATCCAAGTAGAAGAGCAGGATCAATTATTGAAAATGAACCAGATGAAAATTTTGGATTAATTTCAACAAAAGTTAACTCAGAAAATATAACTTCTAACATAAACATAGTAAAAGAATACTATAAATATATTCAGGCCGTAGCAGCTTCGGAAGAACAACTTGCTTCTTCTGGACAAACAGGTTTTTTACCTTTTAATTTACAATTAGATATGGATGGTCTTTCGGGCATGAAGTTATATCAAAAAATAGAAGTTAACTCTAAATTTTTACCTACAAATTATCCTGAAAAATTAGAATTTATTACTACTAATGTAGACCATGAGTTAAGAGAAAATAAATGGGTTACAAAATTAAATAGTATAGCTACAGTTAGTAATTTATTATCAACTCAACAGGTAACAAAAACATTAAATAATAATCAAAATTCATATCTTGAACAACTTAGAAATGAAGGAAAAATAGATGATAAATTTACTAAGGTTTATAGGGATTATTCTTCAGTTATTCCTCCAGAATCTATGACATTAAATCCTATTATTATATCAAAGGAGTCTCAAATTAGTAAATATATGAAACTTTATGGTCCTAATTCTTTTTATAAAAAATTACCTGAAGGTTTTGATGAAAAAAATCCTAATGGAACTTATAAAAATTTTATTATAAGAAAAGGAACAGATTCTAATTCATATGCTAGAAAATTTCTTGAACAAGTAATGGATAAATCTTTTTGGAGTACTTTTACAGGAAGTGGAATTTATATAAAAGGTAGTAAGGGAACTACAAACCCAGGTGAATTAGGAAATGGAGCAGATATTTCAAAAAGATTATATGATACTTTAACTAAAATGCTTATAAATGCTAGAAAAGAAGAAATAAGTTTTACCATATCTGCGGGGAATGATGCTTTTCATCAGGGAAAAACATTAAAATCTGGAGCTAAATATCCCACATCAAATGTAACCCCTGCTAACACTACACACACTAGAGGGTTAGCTATAGATGTTAGTGTTAGAGATATGAACACTAATGAAATAAATAACATAATAGATTTTCTTTATAAAAATGGATTTGGAGCTATTTTATATCATGATCCTCCTCATATTCATGCTAATATTAATCCTAATATCTCAACTTAAACCCAAAAGTAATTATAAATGGCTAAATATTATCCAAAATCTCAACTACAAACTAATTTATACACTAATGGTGGGGAATACTATTTAGTTTCAACCCAACAACCATACAAAGGATATTATTATATAGTATCAGGAAATTCTTATTTTACTGGAAAAAATCCTAATGAAAATCAAAATCAACTTCTTACAAAAATTACTCCTCCAACACCAGAGGATACAGACGGAGTTTTTCCCTCAACTCAAATAGTAGTACAAAGAAAAAGTTATGAATCTATGAATATAGGTAATATAAGAAATAATCAAATATATAGTATATCCCCAAAAAGATCAGTTTCATCTAATAGGGTTTTGCCTGCGTTTAATTCCCCAACCCCAATACCTAGAAATTATGAAGAAGGAGAATTTCAAAGATATTTTTGTAAAAAAAATAATGAAATAATTTATTTTGAAATTAATCAAAAAACCTTCCAAAGTTTAAAAAGTAAAAAACCTACAATAGCATTTGATCTTTATACTCCTCTTTCTATTCCTTGGTCTTTAACTGGAGATAAAGAACAAGTATTTAAAACAAATAAAAATATAGCAACTTTAAAAGAAACAAGAGAAAATTTTTATGGATTTGTATCTTATTTTAAAGATAATTGGTTAAAATATTACCAAGATTCTACTAAAGAAAATTTATATACAAGTGGGGGAGAATATTCTACTAAAGATGGTAAAGAATATATAGGAGATTATCATATCCATCCTGAAAAGGGTCCAATGGTTGGAGCAGTTCATGTTATAACTCCTCATGAATACTTATACCCTATAATGCAAAACACAGGATCAGTAGAACAACCCCAATCTACTCCTATAGTAGGAGGGGGTGGATATTAAAAATATCTTTCGTATATTTACATAATTGTTTTGGCTAATTGAAAATACTGACCAATTAAAAGGTTTTTATAATAAAGGTTACAAAGAAGCTTACATAGAAGTTATACCATATTCTTATAAAACTCATCCTGTAACTAATAAAATATCTTTAGTATATGTACATCCTTTAGATGCACATAAGGGCTATATTGTGTCTGTAAATCATAGCGAATCTATGCCATTAAATAGCGAATATATTGCTGAATTAATTAGTAGTTATGATACATTGTATGTTTGGGGTAAAAAGGAATTTTTGCATTATTACGTGCATAAAAATATAATAGACATTTCTTTAGCATCCCCAGAATATGAAATGGAAACTACTAAAGCTCACCAAATATTACAACAAAGAGCTAAAAATAAGTTGGATATTAACAGAATAGTTCCTATCGTTAAGCATTACGAAACTTGTGAAAAAAATTATAACAATTTAAAACAATACTTTAATGAACCAGTCAACGAATTTTACAATAGCAGAGTACCATTGGTATTCAACGCCATCGAAAGGAGTGGAATACGAGTTAATAGAGAACTCTTTAAACAATACTTTAATAAAGATTGGGGAAATAAAGTGTACACACAATATAATTACAGAACCACAACAACAAGGCCCTCAAATAGGTTCGGGGGGGTCAATTTCGCAGCATTAAATAAAGACAACGGTTGTAGAAAAATATTTATACCAGAAAATGAAATCCTTCTTGAAATTGATATATCCGCTTATCATCCTACCTTGGCTGCTTCTCTTATTAATTACACTTTTGATAGTGGAGATATCCATAAATCTTTCGCAAAAATGTACGGAGTGGATTACCAGAAAGCCAAAGAGTTAACATTTAAACAACTTTATGGGGGTGTATTTAAACAGTATAAAAATTTAGAATTTTTTGCTGGGATTCAAAAATACATAGACCAATTATGGTATTTCTTTAAAAAAAATGGTTATATAGAATGTCCTATATCAAAATATAAATTTGAATACAAGAAATTAGATAATATGAACCCACAAAAATTATTTAATTATCTACTACAGAATTTGGAGACCGCAACAAATGTTTGTATATTATGGAAAATAATCAAATTATTAAAAGGTAAAAAAACAAAACTAATTCTTTATACATACGATGCGTTTTTGTTAGATGTACACAAGGGAGAGAAAGAAGTTTTACAAGAAATATTAAAAGTATTTAATGAATATAAATTAAAAGTAAAGATTAAACATGGAGACAACTATGATTTTGCAGAACGAGATTAATATGTATAAGGCGAATTACGACTTTGAAAGTCCTTATAACATTAGTGATTTGAATAATAAATTGTTTTGTACTTTTACCACATTGGAGGGGTTAGAGGGACTAGTCAAAAGTCTCTCTTCTAAATACTCAATAATGTATAATAAAATGTTTGCATTGTATATAAAAAGCAATGATGAGTATGTTCTGACTTACAATGTTGATCAAGGTAACGTAAGTGAAATTCCTGCAAACACAATATTAGTACATAGAAAGAAAGAAACTAATACTTTATATACTATAAACGCATTAAACGAGCTAATCAAAAGCCTAAATGGGGGAGTAGTAAACACTAAATTCCCTATAAATTGGAAA